ATGCGTTGCTCATTTAAATACCACATCCCATGGAATATTGTGGAGAACGAAACCAAATCATACGGCATAGAGCTCGAATGTTGGGGTACCTGTAATCACGATGATTGCGACGAAGTACTTCCAATGGACATGGTTGCAATTGCTGTCAACAGTTCGAATGTCTTCTGCTCACCATCGTGTACTCGAGACTTCCTGGACTCGACTACCGAAGACATTGAGTTCGTCATCCTGCACGATCCACAGCTACAGATCGATCGGGAGTACATAGGACTGGATAAGAGTACGGTAGATCTCGTCAGGCCTGTTTCCGATCTCGAAGATGCACGCATGGCTGTCACCGACTGCGAGAACCTCTACGGGCACGAATTCCGGGTTGAGATATAGCTAACGGGTAACGAATCTCCGTTGCGACAGTATCGGGACACTGTTGGAGGCGTGGGAATACCCCACACCTCGTGTAAATGCGTCGGTGTGAGACAAACACCGAGACTATCAGAGACTACTGGTACCCTCGTTCTACCCGACCACGAGCAGGATCATCGGGCCTACATCGTTTACCCCACGTAGTAGAATACGTTCGAATGTGTGGGGTAAACACTCCGTACCGATTTCACTCGATGTCGTCTCGTTCGAACTCCAGAGCGTCCTCGTCGTCGAGGTGAAGGATGAGTTCGTCAAGCCGATCGACGACTTCCTCGTGGTGGACATCAGCATTTGCCTCCATCTCATCCATCTTTTCGTTCAGAGACGACAGCTTGCCCTGAATATCGCCCGCGAAGCCCTCATCTGTCGTATCCTTCGAGTTACCGAATGCCCAGGCGAACAGTGTCTTCACTCGTTCCTCCATGGTGGAGAGTCGTTCCTCTAACTCATCGTGATCAGAACCAGTAGCCTGGATCGAGCCTCTCAGGCGGTTATAGATTATCCCGAGTAGTGCAAAGATAGCGCCGAACACGATCGTGATCAACGCTGCCCAGATAGAAGGTGGAAATAGGAATTCCATAGAATTGCGACTGAGAAAACTACCTGTAATTCAATCCGATATACTGTCAGTTCCTACAGATTCCGTCTATTACTCTTCACGTCGTTTCGCGTCTTCACGAGCTCGGTATCGACGCGTCCCGAAATGTCAAAGTTCAACGACAGATTGCCATTAGTCCCGAGCGAGTACTGGATTTCTTCGAGACGTCCGTAGGAGGCCTCGTAGGTGGCACCAGTGATGGGGGCGCTATCAACGGTGTACTGTGTTCCACTGTCGACGATCGCGCTCGTGGTGTCCGACCGATCGTCGAAGCGAAGGTAGTACGGGAGATTGCTTAGATCAGCAGTCGTGCTCGTGGCCAGATCTTCGTAGGCGTACTGATCGATCTGGGCCGGCGTTCGTTCGGTGTAGAAGAAGCGAACGTCGTCAATCCCACCATCGAATGGGTTAGCCTTGTCCGAGTCGACGCCGATGTTGTACCGATCAACGTCTGCTTCGAGATCGACAGATGTGAAGCCGTCAGGATTCATCTCGTCCTTGAGTTGGCCATCGATGAAGACATCTATCTCACCCGTTTCCCCGAATATGACTGAGAGACGCTGCGTCTCTTCGTTATCCACCACTTCGGGTTTGGAACGAGCTCGGTATGGATCCGAGGCATCGGGGGTTCCGAATCCAACGTCGACGCTGCCGTCGCCATAGAGCAGGATGAAATCGTTGTCCCCAGCATTACTGGAGTCATCCTCGGAGCTAATGATAGAGACATAGTCGTTTGCTCCCATCTCATCCAGGTTCCTGGGATAGATGAGTACCTCGAAGGTGAACCTGTCTGCAACCTCTACTCCAGGACTCTCCGCGTTGACTTCGACGTAATCGGGCGCACCGTCGGAGCCTCGGAAGTTTAACGCGTTCGTCCCGATTCGGCCACCGTACCGGAAGGCATCACTCCAGGTTGACACAGGGTACGTGTAACCGACGTCAATCTGTTTTGGGACGACATCCATCGATCCGGACTCATCCTTCTCATTGATCTTCTCTTGAAGCAGCACATCGGCTCGAGAGTCAACCTCAGACTGTGTCACAATCTCAGGGTTCTTCTCGTACTTGTGGACGGTTCGATCAAGTACATCGATCTCGTCTTGATCCGAGACAGTCGCCTCGTTGTACGTCCCGTCGGACTTCGTCTTCCCCTGAACCGTGACTTTGTTCGCGTATTCCGAGTAGTCGAGTTTCCGCTGCTCCTGTTTGATACGCCAGAAGGGTTCTTCCTCAATGGTGTTCTGCGGGAAGGACTCGACGACGTCGTTCTCGTAATCTGTCAGCGCGAATCGGTACGTACCCCTCTCGTGGATTGATTTCAGAATATCAAACTTCGTGCCATTGAACTCGGCGTCGTCAATCGTGGAGAACTTGGACTCGTCGGGTGCGAAGATCTCAACCACCGAAACGTGGTGTCCGATCGTCTCCCCAGACTGAGTTTGCGTATCGGGGTACTCTCCATCGAAGATGAGTCGGATCGAGAAGTCCTGCCCCGTCCCATCCGAGAACTGGAAGTCGAAGTAGTGCTCGTTCGACACCCCAACGTGGGTATGTGTCTGACTCACAACCTCACCTGTGTCCTTGTTCTTGAGCTCAACAGTGAATTCAGGAAGTTTCTCCTCCGTCGTGATTACAGCGCCGAACCGATCGGTGGCAGACGAGGGTACAATGTCGGTACCAGAGTCCTGTTCGCCGTCGACGCGGACATCGTCTGGGTACCACTCAGGCCCTGTGTAGACGCCATCAACATTGGTTGAACCCGGAAGGGTGTACGTGCCGTACGTCTCGTCTGTAATCGTCTCAGCGTCGATATCGATCCACTCACCGGATCCCAAGCCCGACACCTCGATCCGGACGACGGAGGCTTCGTCGAGTTGACTCGGGGCACTGTTCACCGTCGACAGACGGGTGTCGTTGAGTATGTCAACCCATTGGTGGGAGAGTGACGTCGAGGAAATGCTCCAGGTACGAACGTGTGTGCCTTCGATGTAGAAGTCGAGCGTCGCGTCCGAAACACTGGACGACTGGAGTCGGACGTTCCACGCATAGTTGTCGTTGTGATACCTGGCGTTCGTGTCCATATCGTAGTCCAGGTAGGTGCCTCCACTACCGTCGAACCGAACAGCTGTCTCCTTCGAGTACGCACTGTCCGATGTGTCACTTCCGTCCGTCGCGATCGTCGAGGCCGACGTCGAGACATCCTCGGTGAAGTTGACTGGTTCGGTGTATACCTGGCTGTTCGTGATATTGTAGTGAGAGTGCGTGACGGGATCATCTGCGCCACCGTCGAATGAGAACCGTCGCTTCAGATCAGCATTTGAGCCGTCCTCGGCGTCGAACAGATCTCGGTTCGGAGGCAACACAGAGGCGTCGAAGCTCGTGTAGTTCTCCCAGTAGTCACGGAGGGCATCGAAGACGGTTGTGTTCGAATACGGTGCCGTGTCGGCCTGGTACTCGAGCTCGACGAGTATTCCACGTCCACTGAGTTTCGTCGACGAACTATCGAAGCTCGATTCAACGGACTCGAGAATTCCTTTGAAGATGACGTCGCCCTCGTAGTAGACGTAGATGGGCGTCATCAGTTCCTCATCGAGGCCCTTGGTGTAGGGGATCGACGCGTCCCATGTCCCAACAGACGTCGGGTTCTCACTGATGTTCAGATCAGTCAGTTCGTCGTAGACGATGGCAGCGCTATCGCTTCGCTTGCCACCAATAGAAAGCTCATACATAGCCTTAGAGTTCCGCCTTCAGATCGTTCTCCACATCGCTGCGAGCGTTGTACTCAGAGGCCTCGGCCAGGATATAGCACGACAGGGTGAGCCGTTCGCCTCCACCGACGTACTTCGTCCCATCACTACCTCCGGTGACAACTGCCCAGTAGCTTCCAACGTCGCCCACGTCAGCGCCTGGAACGAGTTTCACCAGCGTCGAGGTGAACGAGCTGTATGGGTGGATACGCTCGCGATACCAAGGTACGCCACGAATGTCAGTCCCAGTATCGATCGTCGAGTCACCCGCGTAGCGAGCAAACTCGCGAAGATCGTTATAGTGAGAGACGTGGTTCGTGATTTCCTGTCCGAAAAAGAATGTCAGTGAAAACTCATCCCCAATACGGAACAACGGGAGGGAGTCACCCTCGACTCCCGACGCCGTCAGATTCCCAAAGTCCGCAGTCTCGATAGTCCAAGTTACATCAGTCATAAATTAGAGCCGATTGAGTCTGTCTTGCTTGTCCGCCTCGTTCTCTTCGACCACGAGCTCGGCCTTCTCTCGAATAATATCAGCGAGCACACCGTCGCCCTCGACACGGAGGCGGGCCGTCATCGAACCCGAACCCGAGCTCGTTCCCGCCGACAGGGGTGCTTCCGTCGCCGTCGCCGTCCCAGCTTCGTAGGCCGTGTCCAGGTACGAATTCAACCTGTCGAGTGGGACGACAGCCTCCTGGCCTGCCTCCCCAATCTGGGCGATCGTCGCTGAGTCAACGATGCCACCGTCTGCCAGCTGAGGCAGATCAAGTGACTGGCCACCGATCGACTCGCTCGGAATATCAAGATCGCCCCCACCGATTCGTTCCCCAGCAATCGTCGTCGACGGGAGATCCACGTCTCCGCCTCCGATCGTAACCTCTGGGATCGAAAGCGTATCTGGGATCGCGTTATTGAAGATGCTCTTGAAGTCGTTGACGACGCTTCGGATCTTACTTAGAATTCTGTCTCCGAGCGTATCCATCGTGTTCAGGACAGATCCCTTCAGCGTGTCGAAGATACCCAGGACGGCGTCCTTCACCTTATTGAAGGACTTCTTGTAGGTGAGGAAGATTCGCTTGAGTACCTTCTTGATGCCCGTCAAGAAGTTTGTCCTGATGAATTTGAGAATCTGATTGAACGTCTTCGGGACGATTGAATTTCCAATCAGGAAGTTGTAGATGCGTTCGAAGGGAGCCTTCACTGCCTTCCAGATCAGACTCATGACGGCCTTCAGTCCCGACAGGAAGGACGTCTTCATGAACGTCAGAATCTTGTTGAACGTCCTCTGAGCGAATTCTTTGATGTAGGTGAACGCCTGCCTCCAGTCGCCTCGGATTAGTGCCAGAACCACCTTGATGGCCGTGAAGATGGCATCCATCGTGGTTCCGACGTAGAGGATCAGGAAGTCGAATATCGTCTTCGTGATCGTCATGATCTCGTCGCCGTACTTGCTCCAGAAGGCGCTGATCTTGTTCCCAACTACAGTGATGTACTTCAGAAGGAAGTCCATCGTCTTCGACGTCTCAGAGGCAATGTCCGAGAAGTTCTGCTCCCAGATCTTCCGGAGTCGCTTGATAAGTGGAATCGTGTAGTTCTGGACGACGAATTTGACGACAGCAAGAACCTTCTCGAGTGCCACCTGGAACTTGGCTCGCATTGCAGCCAACGTCTGCATCACCGAGTTGGCCTCGTCCCTGTTCTTCGCGAACGTCTGCTTAATCACGCCGAACGTGTTCATCACGACGTCCCGAATGCCAGCGAAGTTCGTATTCCAGGCCTTGTAGAGCGCGTACCCGGCAGCTGCTACGGCTCCAACGATGGCGATAATCGGGAGCAACGTCCCGGTGATACTGACTCCCAATGTCGCGATAACACCTGCGAGTCCACCCAGGACAGCCGTCAGGGCAATAATGACGGCTGGCATCCCATCCAACTGCTTATTGAACCGAGCGAAGTCCTTGACGAGAGGCATCACCTTCTCGAGGGCGTCCGTCAGGACAGGGAGAATCGCGTTCCCCATCACGATAGCCACGTTTCGGAGCTGATTCTTCAGCAGCTTGAGTTGGGCATTGAACGTGTCCGTCGAGGCCTCGAATTCCTTCTGCAGTGACGTCCCCGCCTCGTAGGCCTTGTTCGAGTCCTCAAGGGCTTGCCTCGTTCCATCGATATTCTGTGCCATCCCCGACAGAGCCTGACGTGACGTCGTCGACAGAGCACTCTTGAGAGCATTAGCCTGCTCGCCTCCATCCTTCATGGCCTCTGCCATCGAGAGCATGAGCTCGTTCGGAGACTCCTCTCGCATCGTCTCGAACTCCTCCTTCGTCATCCCGAGGGCGCTGGATAGATCTCCAACCTTCTTCGGGGACATCATCTCCTGACTGAGTCGCCGCATCCGAGTCCCGGCTCGCTCGGAGGACTCACTGACTTCATTGATCGCTGCCGACATGCCAGCAATCTCCGTCTGACTCATACCCATCTGACTGAGAGCACCAGACGAGCGCATCATCGAGTCGACGATCTCCTGGGAACTCGTCGCATAGTTATTCGAGAGCGAGTTGATCGCGGAACCCAGGTTCTCGACTTCCGAAATCGGTGTATTCGTTAGCTCCGACAGCTTGGCGAGCGACTCCCCAGCCTCGTTGGCAGAGAGATTCGTCGCCTCAGACATCTTCGCAACCGAACGGGTGAAGTTCTCGATGTTCTTCGGGCCCTCGATCCCGAACCGGCCTGCGTCGGCTGCAAGGCCAGCCAGTTTGTTCTGCGCCATCGGAATCTCCGTCGCCATCTCACGGATCGACTCCGACATCTGCTCAGCTGTCTCCGGATTCGTTACCTTCTCTACCTCTACCATCGCCTGTTCGAAATCAGCAGCAGCCTGAGCTGCTTTCCCAAGCGCAGCAACACCTGCTCCGGCCAGAACAGCACTTGCTCCTGCAACAGCAGACTTGACTCCACCTGCAGACTCTGCTACTCCGTCGAAGGCCTCAGAGGCACCTTCGTCGGATGCAGTAATTTCGACTGCGAGTTCCTGATCTCCGCTTGGGGTTAATGACATAAATATGAAAAGTAAGAAAACGTCAAATCCGCACTACTGCTGCTGATTCAATTCTTGCACCCACTCCTTGTCCGACTCTCTCGATTCACCCGGAGCACGCTTGTGCGGGCCACTTCCGCGTGTCTGGCCAGAATTCTCTGCCTTCTTTCTGTTCTGAACGTTCGCGCCCTCCAGGAGGACACGAGTCTCGGGTATCGTCAGTGAATAGAGGCTCGTGTCACCGACGAACTGGTACCCGTTGTCGTGTAACTGCTTGATCCAGAGTGCCTTCTCACTCAGGCCTGTTCGTTGGCGAGATCCATCAGCTGCTTCAACTTTCCCGGATCATCGATCTCGTTCAACATCTCGAGGTTCTCCATGTTCAACGCGTTCTGGAGATCGTGCCCAGACGCTCGCAGGATTGCAGTCACAAGGGCGTCGCGCCCGAACCCGATCATGTCGTCTTCAACCCTCTCGGCGGTGACGTCGAAGTCGTCGCTCTCTCGAACGTCGTACCAGTGTTCGTTGAGAATTTCGGCCACATCTTCGGGCGAGAGCTCGGCGGGGTTCAGCTGTCCTTCAGAGCCACCATATTCGTTCAGATCACCCATCGTCATCGGGATCACACGAATGGATTCTTCGACTCCAGGAAGGGGCTCTGTTACTGGCTGTAGTTCGTCATCCTCGTTACGGGTAACGAAGAAGTCGTCGGGCTTTGCGATATTCATCTCGTCGGTAGTCTCTGACATAATAGAATAGTCTCGTACGTTTGTCTCAGCGAACCGCGTTTCACACGGTGGTTGTAAGGTGAAAGCTGCGCGACGTAAGGGGGAGGACTAATGTCCTTAGTTGGGGGTGAAGGAGACGCCCTTGGCCTCAAACGTGGAGTCCTGCGTCGAAATCACATCACCTGCGCTGGGGCCGACTTCGCCAGGTGAGGAAAGAACAGCGTCGTGGAATGTAACCGAGCCACCATCGAAGTTCCAGACGAGATCGAACTCATTCGTCTGAATGTGATCGTTCAGATTCTCCTGGCCCGAGAAGTTACCGGCCACCGTCGCGGTGAACTCGGTATCCTGCTGGCCGACGTGGATAGCCTGTTCGGAGCTACCCATGACGCCTGCCTTCTCATAGTTATTCGAGACGCTGAAGGATGCGGAACGAACCTCGGCAGCCAGATCGGATCCACCCTTCGTAATCTGATCGTCGATGAACTGCTCGTAGCTCGAACCGACGGAGCTGGCGTGTGAACCAGAACCAAGGGCAGGGATTCCGAGATCGCCACCAGCCACATCGTAGACACTCGAACCGTTGAGTCGTGCGAGCTCATTCCCACCACTGTCTTCGATCACAACGTCGCCGACAGTTTCGGCATCGAGCTCGAGGGCGTCGATTGAATCGAACGTCGCCGTCGTCGTGACAGACGTTGTTCCGTCGAGGGAGACATCTTCGGTGGTAGACGCGTCGTCGGACTCGATAGTTAGTGTCTGCGTGGAGTCAGACGAGTCAGTCGAGGACACACTTAGCGTCTCACCCGACGGCTGCTCTACCGTGTAGGCACGAGCAGACTTGACTTCGTAGGCGAGCGAGACGGCGATCGGGAGGCCGGAACCAGGATCTCCCGAGAGCTCGTCCAGGTTCGGGTACGCACCCTTGGCAACCGTATAGGTTCGAGTGCCACCGTGATCGGCTCGATCAACAATCGTGTGAGTATTTGCCACACCACCGTTTGCTGCGCGAACGATTGCGTCGCCAGAAGCATCGTTCGGATTCCCACCACCGTCGACGAAGAATTTCTGCAGGTGATACTCGATCGAGGCCGAGTGATCTTCGGGGCCTGCAAAGTGGTTCTGGACTTCGTAGTCGCCAACACCGCGCTGGGCTTCAATCTGTACGTCGGCCTCCGTCACCAGCGCAGTCTCGAGCGTATCCGAGTAGAGATTCCACGACGGATCAGCAGGGACGACGCCGGGACTGTCTTCTCGAACGAACTCGACACGGTGGTTACGGATGCCTGAGTCGGGGTTAGTAGCCTGGTTAGACATAATAGAATACGTTGAAAATTATCGAAAATCGAATAGTTAGCAAGCAATACGGCTCGGATCAGACGCCCCTACCGAGGAGTTTTGATCCAAGTAAATCGGAGCTCGAATTGGACGGAGTGTTCGGACGGACTGACGTCCTGATCGACGAGTCTCGTTCGGGAGTCAACCGCGAGGGATCGAAGAGAACCAGGGGACTGATTCTCCCCGACGATGCGCTCGATTTCGTCGGCCATCTCCTCGGCCTGGAGTTGTTCCAAACCTCTGTCCTCGTAGTCGTCGCGAGAACCGGCCCAGGCTGTTACCAGAACAGTTCCGCTGCGTGTCTGGATACCACCCTGGCCACTACCGTCGATAGCACTGAAGCCCGTCTCACCGCCTCCGAACGGACTCTCTTCATCGTTCGTCACCGAAATCTGGGGGGCAGACTTGCCATTTTCATACCACCCCGTGTGAATGTCGTCTGATTCCAGGGCAACAGGGAAGGATGTCGAATCCAACGTGCTCTGGATCAGATCGCGAACGGTGAGTTTGACGTCAGCAATAGTCTGGGGCATAGATTAGATCTCCGTACATTCGACAGCCAGCAGCGAGCGTTGGTTCCGAACAGTCACTGTCTGGTACCGCGACTCAGTCTGGGTGTCGACGAACTCAGTCGGTTTTGTCTCGTCATCCGTGCCAAGCTCGACGTCGACAGCATCAGGCTTCAGGTAGATGACGGCAGACACCGTCACATCGTCTCCATCAGGGCCTGCGGTACGACGGGGCTCATCTGGATATTCAATGGTGCCAGCTGCCGTAGACGACGACTCAGTCCAGTCGCCACCAGAGGCATACTCGTTCGTCCCACCACTCTCGTCCCAGTCATACTGGACGACGGTGAAGTCGTGGGCAACCTGATCGTGGACTCGTTGGACTGCACGAGTCGTCTGTGAGTAGAAAGACGTCATTCAAGTCGTTCGGCAGTGATAGAATTCTTCAGTGTTCCCGTATCAACGGGAGCCTCTCGTTTCGCCTCAGCTTCGATTGTGAGTGCTAACTGTTCTGCGACTTCCTGGGGCGACTCGGCCCCAGTGAATGCTCGATCCATCGAGCGTACTGCCCGACGGACAGCCGGACGAAGGAAGGGTTGTGCCTGATTCGAGCTCGTTCCGAACTCGACGTAGACAGCGTACTCCACGTTCGTCCCAACCACATATCGAGTCTCCCCAAACTCCTCGTAGTCGAGTGTGTCGAGGAGCGAGCTCATTCCGAATAGAGACATCCCAGTCATGGCTCGACGTCCATCGTCGTGTCAGACTTGAGGAGTGTCTCGGACTGATTCCCAACTACGTAGATCCCCATCCAGCCGTCGTGCTTGATCGACTCGGTGTCGGGGCCAGACACGAGTCCAGGTGGAAATACACCTGGACGGTTGTCCTTCACAACGGGCAGGGGGTGGGGTTCAGAGGGAGACATTGGGGTTCCAAGGAGGTGTATTCGTCAGATTCTACGTCGTAAGGGTGGTGAACCCGTTCGGACGTGCGAGCCGATTCGTCGGATCAGCGAGGACGGCACGATGCCAGTATCGATCTCCACCAGCGTTGTATTCGATATCTACGGACTCGTGGGAGGCCGATTGAACGCGTGGATCCTTCGAGGACGCAAGGTGTGCAGCCAGATAGGTTTCGACGGCTGCCAGCGCGTCTTCATCCGATGTGTGTTCCGAACATCGGTTCTCGACGATGCGATGTGCGTCCTCGACGAAGGCAATGAGATCGGACTCACTGAGATCCGTCTCGAAAATCTCGGCAACGTCGTGATAATTGATTCGTGACATGGGTAGAAGCCCCCACTACTCAGAACGAGTAGTGGATGAAAGACGCCAGATTACGCCTCGATCTTGACGCCGGCCTTCGGGCGAATGCACTTCCAGCCCATCCGGGTACGAACCTGGACGACACGCTTGTTCTTGGACTCCTTCTCGTACTGCTCGGAGGTGAAGTCCTCTCGGACGGACTCGATGCCGTACCGATCGGTGTCGAACATCAGGCCCTCGCCTGCTCCGAGCGAACCACCGTCACCGACGTAGATGTCGATGCCGGCGATCTGTCCGAAGGCACCATCGCGAACCGTCTCGTCACCGAGCTCGGTTGCGTGCGTGAACTTGTTGGACTTCATCAGATCGGCCTTCGACTGGGCCGAGACGATGAGCAGATCCGGTTCGTAGCTCTCATCTTCGAGGGCTGCCATCGCGTCGATAGCAGTCGCGTAGTCCATGGAGCCACCCGCGTCACCAATCGGGGAATCCTGGAGGTTGTTGTAGACAGAGTTGGTGCTGTCGTAGTCCGTAATCTCGGCTTCGGCAGCCGAGTCGAGAGCCTCTGCGAGCTCACGAGCCTTGTCCTCCGTCTGGAGGTTAAGGACGTCGAGCTTCGAGTCCTGGATGGCCTCGTACGTGAGCTCGACTTCTGCCCCGTACTTGTCGTGCGAGACAGTCACCTTGTCCATCTGCTCGTCGCTCGAGGGGAACGATTCACCCTCGGCCACGACGCCAGCGGACGCGGTGACATCCTGACTGACAGGGATCTGGATAGTGCTGGAATCGCGATCCGTGCTGTCGATGCTACGGAAGGCTCGGCGATAAACCAGGTTCTCCTCCGCAACGCCTTCGATTTCCGCTCGAACCGCTTCCTGATCGATAACTTCGCTACTGTTGACAGTTCCGTCGTTAGTCATTGTAAGAAAACCTCAGATAAATTAGAATTGAGTAAACGCGTTACTCCCGCAGCTCGGCCAGCTCTGCCTCGAATTCCGCCTTGGCTTTGCTCCAACCGAGTTCGTCGTACTTTGCTACCTTCTCCTCAAGCGAGGCGATCTCCGCTTCGTTGTCTTCAGAAGTGGTAGAGAGCTCTTCCTCGGACGACGCGTCGCCCGTCTGTGGGGCAGGGACGTCATCCTGTGTCGAAACCTGAGCCTCGCTCTGTGCAAGCGACGCCTCTTCGGCTTCGAACTTCTCCTTGAGCGTGTCGAACGCGAAGGTTTCCGCCAGTTCCGACGCCGTAAACGGGCCGTCGTCAGCGAGTCGCTCGGCATATTCCATCCGAACCGACTCGAGCTCCTGACGAAGCTCCTCGTTCTCTGCTCGAAGTTCAGCAATATCCTCTTGGAGTTCAGCTTCCTGGGGTTCAGACTCGACGTCGGCTTCGTCGGCCTCAGTCAGTTCTGCTTCCGCTTCAGGATCGGCCTCGGCCTCGACATCAGTACCGTCGTCGAGCTCGGCTTCTTCGACTTCGGAGGCCTCAGCAGCCTCTTCGTCAAGTTCAGCCTCGTTGGCCTCACCCTCGGGAGCTTCGTCCAGAGAGTCAGTTTCAGTATCAGTCATATTAGAATCGAAATCCGTAGTAGAACCAGTCCGAGTACTCTGCCCACCGTCCGCGATTTGGGCGTCATAGCGCTCGTCATCGTCTTCCAACATCTCAGCCACGTCGTCGGTTGAGAGGGAAGCCAGCGCCTCGGCTGGACTTTCGCCAGACTTGACAGAATTCGACGGGGCAGCACCGCGTGGAACGACAGAGAGATCGAGGAACCGAATGTTCTCGACAATCATCGCTCCGTCATCAGTGTGCCCACCAACCGCGTGAACGGCGTGAATCGAAACCTCAAGCCGGCCACGTTGAATCTTCTCGGCAATTTCTTCGTCGTCAACCTCAGCCTCGTAGACGATACCGACACCGTCCGAGTACCCAACGTCGACGACTTCGCCGATGACAGATTCAACGCGTTCGTCATCATGGTTCTTCGTGAGGGGAACCCCCACGAGCGTGGATGCAGAGCGACGGAGTTCGTCGGCAGGCCACAACTTCGGGCCGTGCTCTCCAACCGTCACATCATCCTCTCCGATCGCGACACCGTGGACTCTATACGGAGCCTCGTCGCCATCGTGAGCCGAACATCGAGCAATCCCAGTCGGGGCTCCAGATGTCCGTTCGTGTGCATCAGATTCAGCAGTCATAGAATTATTGAGAAATGATAATATCGTGGTAGCCGACGTTCGGGAATGTCTCGACACTCCCGTCCTCGTACGTCACGACAAATTCGGCTCGATACCGGCCAGGTGTGGCAGTATCTTCTTCGGCCCACGAGTAGCGAACGACGCCATTCGTTGCGTCGGCGATCGTCGCGCCTGTGTCGATCGTGACGACCGCACCGCGAGGTTCGAGCATCGCGAACCGAACAGAGGCCCCAGTAAGGTTGATGGGTGAACCTGTTGAGTCAGTAAGCGTGGCCTCGATTACAGGCGCAGTGTCAGACGACTTGAGATAGAAGGTTCCACCCATCAGTAGAAATCAGATTACTCCAGTTCCAGGCCGACGTTCGAGAGATCAAGCGTGTCGATCGCCGACAGATCGTAGCTCGAATCCAGTGCGTTCGTGAAGATCAGATCGCCACTCGTCGTGTCACGAACGTAGATGGCGTCGATAGTCTGAGTGGAGTCACTCGAATCGAAGGTGAGCGAGCCCAGATCGATTTCAGTCGTGCCACTGTTAGTCGCAACAGTGCCACCAGCCGACGTCTGGACTGCGTAGGCAGAACCACTTGGTTCAGTGGTGATACTGGAATAGGTAGCACTGTCGCTCAGTGCGTCTGTACTATCGTTATAGAGTCCGACGTCCATGTCGCGCGAGCCGAGGGCTGCGGTAAGGACAAGATTCTCTCCGAGATCGTGTAGATTGGCAGGCATAAGTTGTGAAAAACTGCGAATGAGTTCGGACACCGTGTCCGTGCAATAGCTGATCAGCGACGTAGCGACAGAAACGAGAGCGCGTCCTCTACTACTCCTTACGTGCTCTACTTACGTGACACTTCTCCGATACTGAGATAGGCCAAGATTTTCCAACCCATTGAACGAAAGTGGCCGTAATTCCCGATGAAGGTTCTGAGTGTGTGAACTATAACCCCTTATTTAGCAACTATAACGTCTATTTGGTTCAGAGACTTTGAATTTAATTCACAGTCATAACAATTAAGGCATCTCTCGATAAACAGGATTCCATGTCGCAACAGAGCGCGAAAGAAGACATCGTCCGCGAACTTCGGAATACCGATGAACCAGCCCTATCGGCCAAGCACTTGGCAGAGAATCTGGACTACTCAGTCCGAACGATCAACAATCACGTTTCAGAGCTTGTAGACAAGGATCGGATCGAAGCGACACAAATCGGGAATGCAACAGCCTACTACATCCCAGTTGACGAACATACGTCACACAGGAACCCTGAGCACACGTGTACTCGATGTGGACGAACAACGGCTCTACATGATTTCGCAAAGGTAGAGTTCGACACCTATTTTGATTCTGGAAACATCGAAGATTCCACGTCTGACTTCGACATTCTCTGCCGATTCTGTTATTCAGATATTATTTCTTGGGTTAACAACGACACGGCCACAATGGGGGAATACCGGCGTGTCCATAACTGGTTAATTCCTGAGAATCAACTCAACGAGGTACGGAATGATCCAGACATCGTTACCGCTCCGAGTCTGGATCCCCTGGACGGTGATACCCGAGAGCTCTTCGAGATCATATCCGATGTCGCAGGAGACGAAGGGGCTCCAAAACCAGACGTAGAGTCGAGGGCCGAAGAGGCTGGCTTCCGGCCCGCAGAAACTGAAAGACTTCTGAAAGAACTACTCAGGAAAGGATACCTGTTCGAAACACTTGAAGGCCTTACGATGAACTACATCCCTGCAAAGTAACGCAGGTTCACTGGTTGTCGGAGTCCGACAGCTCCGAGGTATTTTTCGACTTTGTGAGACTCGAGCCGTTGGATCCGACCAAGTCAGAGTTGTTCCTGGACGCATCGAAGGTTCGGATCTGACGGATGAATGTGAACGAGGTACGCATCTCCGTCGTCGCACCATACTTGCCCGCGAGTGCTTTGGAGAGTACACCAGCGTCGGCCTCGAACTCTGTTGCGGTACTCGCAACCTTCGTTGCACTCACACTCGACGCAGTGTACACGGGAGTGGAGGAGAAAGACGCGGAGGCGATCGTCTTTACCGACGTCGGCCTTGCAGTTGTCGTGCCCGACGGAGTCTGCATCGTCGTTGAGGCTGAGACAGGCGTCGAGGTAGCATCGGTACCCTTTCGGGCACTACCTGTCTTCGTCGCCGACGAGGCTGTAACTGTGGTGGCCACAGAGACAACCAGTCCGTCTCCAACGGTAGTCAACGGTGTGGTGCTGCCGGGCACCTTCGTCGACGAAACGTCTGCTGTACCGACACTGGACGGCGTCTGTGTCGACGCCGAAGCTGCCACCTTCGTGGCTGACGGAGTAGATGAGCTCGTTCCCGACGGCGTCTGCATTGTCGTTGACGCCGTCGCCTTCGTCGCGTCAGCGAAGACACCGTTTATTGCTGTGAACAGTGTCGCTGTCGAGACAACCTTTGTTGCGCTCGGAGACGCACTGGTTGCGCCGACAGGCGAGAACATCGTCGACGAACCTGCCACCTTCGTTCCAGACGGCGTCGCGATTCCAGTTCCCGATCCTGTCGACATCGTCGCAGTCCCACCAGTCTTCGAAGCGCTCGCGCCCGACGAGCTCAATGCGTCAGGCGTGAACGGTGAGGCGGACGCTGACATCTTCGTCGACGCAGGCGTCGCGAGTCCCTCCCCAGACGCAGCAGACATTGTGGACGAGCCAGGCGTCTTCTCGACTGTGATCGACGCAGTACTGGTCGGAGTCCACGCACTCTGGTTCGCTGCGTACTCTGGGTACATTCCGAGATCGTAACTATACCCAGATGTGTCCAGAGTCTCGATGAAGGAACCGTCGCTCATATCGTACTGGTTGAGTACGACATCAGTTCCATTGTAGAAGGTGGTGTAGAGATTTCCGTGGACTGTGACGTCAATCTCCTGTGGATTCGAATTGATCTCATTACTCCAATCAACAGTGTTATTATCAAGATCGTACCGCTCAAGATAGTAGTCTGAATTACTGTCGAGGTATCCGACGTAGAGATTTGCATTGTCATCGACAACGCCAGCGTACACTGTTTCGTAATCGACAGAATTCGTCGTAACAGTCGATCCATCACTGACATTCAGTTTCTTTATATCAGGGCCAATTCCACCAGTAATGTTAGCGTAAATATATCCAGCACCGTCGGTGAAGACTAAAGCATCACCACCGTAGTCGGTGGAGAAGTCACGTACCCAAGATTCACTCCCACCGCCAGCTCTGTCGTATCTGGTGACAGTACTGCCACGTCCTCCGATGTAGATGTTCTCACTGGAATCGATAGCAGATGAAACGATGTCAGTCGAAACATTGCCAGTCCATACCTCATCACCTGTATCCTTGTTCAGTCTGAACAGTCTGTCTCCAGAATTGTCTACGAGGTAGAGCGTGTCCTCTCCAACCTTGAGAGAGACGGTGTCGAAAGTGAGAGAACTGTTACTCCACAATTGAGATCCCGTCTCATCGTAGGCGTATACCTCGTTAGAACCAGAGTCCCCCACGTAGGCGATTCTATCAGAGTCAGTCTCAACAACATCTACAGATAGGCTCGTGACACTCCACTGCTTCGTCCCATCACTGTTGTACTTGTAGAGGCCGTTAACATTTCCAGCGTAGCTGAAGTCCGACTCAGATGGGAGTCCCGACGAAATCGTCGACGGCGTCGGGAAAGACGTGTCAGCTGTTACCTTCGACGACGACGCAGCCACGCCTCGGGATGCAGACGGCGTCTGCATCGTAGCGCTCGACGTCATCTTCGTTGCAACAACAGGAACGGCAGCCCTCACTGTCTGCATCGAAGCACTGCCTCCGTACTTGGATGCAGAGGCAGCCGATGAGCTCGTTCCAGACGACGTTGCCATCGTCGTGGCCCCACTCACCTTCGTCGCGATCGGGGCCGACGTGGTAGCGCCTGAGACGGTATTGAGTCCGGATGTACTGGCAACCTTCGTGGCCGACGCAGCTGCAGCGATTGCACCCGAAGCTGTCTTTTGCGTGGAAGAGGAACCAACTTTCGTGGCCGTGGCCGACTTCTTTACAGTCGTGCTCCAGGAGTCGGGGAAGGACTCGTACTTTGGGTGGCCTGTGACACTCTCATTAAGTCCGTCGAATAAGAACGTATCACCTGAAGTCCAATCCTTTGACTGATTCTCTGTGTCATATTTGAACAGCTCGTTGTTTCCTCGATCACCAACGTAGAGCTTCGACTCCGGAGTCAGGCTTAGATGACGTGCCTCACCAGCTATATTTTTGTTTGAGAGAATTGTCCCGTCACTACTGTCGATGGTGACGATCTCCCCACCATCCCCACCGACGTGGATTATACCGTCATCTCGGACTACAATGTCGGAATAGAACTTCGAGACGTCGTGATCGCCTGCATGTCGCTCCCAGAGTCGGGTACCTCCAACGTCAGCATCATCATAAGCGATAATGTAGCCCGTGTGATCTGACGTAATGATGGTTCCGTTGTACCAGGCAACACCCCAGATAGTGCCCTCACCTGCTGACTTCTGCCACTGAGTCGTACCAGTGGAATCAATCTTGGTGATACGCTGGTTAGACTCCTCAGAGACGTAGATATTATCGCTATCGTCAACTGTTATACCGAACGAATTTCCGGGATCGAAGTTCTCCCAAACAAGATCCCCAGTCGACACGTCGATCTTCTGGAGACGATTATAGTTGTCTCCTGCCCCGTAAACGTAGTTTCCATCTGAGGAGAAGACAAAGTCCTTGTGTTCAGCATTGACATATGTGTCGTAGACGACATTGAAATTTGGGTCGAGCTTGACAGTGTTCTGATTGCCCGCACCAAAATAGATATTTCCGTCTACGTCAGTAGTAACTGAACTAATAGAGCTGCCATAATCGTATCTGTCGAGTTCAGATCCATCACTGGGATCGATTTTGACGACAGCGTTCTCTTTTCCTGTATAAAGGTGGTGTGTAGTAGCCATGTATTAGAGTGTATTGTTACTGAGTATCAAAATGAAAGCCAGAGGCAGCTGTATAGCACAGTTCACCATCCTTGTCGGTAGGATCAGGAACTGAGTCCACGATGATTGAGCCCTTCTTTTTTTCGTCAGAGAGCTGATTCGGTTTATAATGAACACTGGTTACGCGATCGTCAACATCAGTCCAGATGGCAGGCATAATTGGATAGTAATCTGATAGTCAGTCTCGTAGCGATACGTAGCGACAATTATTGGCTCAGACAGCCTATGAGTTCGTCACAGGAAGCCAGGCGCAACGGCAGGACGGGTGGGCCGGGAGTTTCCCCCGTGCCTCCTCAAGCGTGTACGTGTTGCCCTGGAGGGAGGCGCAGATCGGACACACACGAGAGTCACCGGCTGTACTCCATTCGACGTCAGCCTGTACCTCCTCGAAGCCCTCGCGTCCGAGGCGATCAAGTGTACCCTCTGCGTGAGCATGGATAATCTCAGTCCGGCCCAGAAGACGAGCTCGTGTAATCCCAACCTTGTCGACGCGATCGTTGATATTTCGGGCAGCATCGCGAGGGTTCAGGCCCTCCGATAGTGCCTCCGCCAGTTCGTCCCCGATCTCGTCGCTCATGTCGGAGGTGATCCCGTTCAGGTTCTCGAACACACGGGTGTGCAACTGTTCCAACTTCTGACGATGCACAGGTGTGTTGAACACGTCCGCGACGGATTCCTGCTGGACGTCGACACCTCGGCTCCGAAGTTCCTTTCCTGCGTCTTGAGCACCCTTCGAGTAGGCCTTCCGGAGATACTGAGCCGAGTAATGATTTCCACGACGGACAGCGTCTGGATTCTCGACGACGAGGACGCCGTTATCGATCTGTTTCTGCAGCCAGGCCTCGAAGCGACGACGCTTCTCCGAGTCAGAGAGAAACTGGTACTCTCGTGGATTCGGAGCAGCATTACGAACTCGCTGCGAACCCAGGTGGAGCACGTCACGCTCCTCGATGGCTGTGCGAAGCTGGCCCTTCAACTGTCGGAATCGTTTGTAGTACGCAGCTTCGTGCTTCTTCCGAAGCGACTTCGTCTGGGTTGGATCGAGACTCATTAGAATTTGTTAGAGAGTATGTTTCGGCAGCTGGCACGGGAGTGAGAAGAGAGATGGCCCCGCTCCCGCACCAGCCAGTCGGTTAGTCAGGAATCAGTCGTCAGTTGACTCAACGTCAGCCTCTGTCGAGCCACCATCGGGGACGGCTGGCTCTCCATAGGTTTCCGCGAATTGTTCGATAACCTGCTCGTCGTCCTCACTGAATTCGCCCATTTCGTCAGAAAGGGCTGCCTCAGTAGCCTCCGACCCATCTTCGTCGGTGCTACCCCCACCATCTGCGTCGGGAGAACCATCATTTGTCGGGAGTCCAAGCATGTCTCGCGCTTCTTCGGGTGACACGACTTCCTGTGGATTCCCACCAGAGATACGTTCGATACCCTGTGCGAAACTCGTGAAGTCGTCAGCATCGAAATCGTCACGTTCGAGCGGGTTCTCTTCCGTCGACTCCTGAATCTTGAGCTCGATTGATTCAACGGCTGCCTCTCCGTAGCCCATCTCACGAGCTTTGCGCTTGATCGAGGGCTCGAACATGTCCTCCAGACGACGACGTTCACCCTTCACCTTGCGCTCGTACTGATCCTGCTGCGTCTTCGTAATGTCACGATTGACGCTGTCTGCGTGCCCGATCTTGTACTTCGGCGTTGGCATCGCACTGATAATCTGTTCGACATACCAGTCGAGCAGCTCTTCGATCTCAGGAACGTCGCTCGAGATCGTTTCGACATCCACGTCGCCTGGGACGAAGTCCTTCTGTCCCGTACTCCAGTTGCCCTCTTTGTGGGACAGCTGGTAGTTCTTCATCTCCTCGTCAGGCCAAATACCTGCTCGGGGATCACTGACGTCTCCGTTGGGCTCACCCAGTTTGAAGATCCAATGTGGGTACCCCTTGGAGTGAACAGCTGAGGATAGATCGTCGAGCATCTGGCGCAGTTCGTCGATCTCCGAGGAAACTGGTGCAACAGACGAGGTACCGAATATGTCACCAGTATCCCCGTCCTGAACCATCTTCAGAACGTCATTCTGTGAGAGGAGAATCGTCTTTCGGGAGTCGAATGGGCCGGCAATGGCGTCGTTATCCCACTGGCCGTAGGCTGCTGCTTCCCCTCTCGGAGTCGTTACTGCGTCTTCCTGATCGACATCGTCGGGACGGATCAGGACGGCCTTGTTGTCGTACGTGTAGGCGTTCACCGTCGACGCGTTGATCATTCGGAAGCCCCACATCTGGTTCGGATCATTCAGCTTCGGAACGATCTCAACGAGTGCAGTTCCACGGACTTCCTTCTGGGTGATACAACTGTCCCAGAGTTCCGTGATACTGTGATCTGCTTCGCCGTTGATGATGGCACATTCGTCAAGCCACTCCTCCATGTCATCTTCGAGCTCATCACTGTCGGCCTCGATTCGGTGCCCTGGCTCAGTGATGTCCTCACCATACATCCGGATTGGAATCCGAACGAGTGAGCACACCTGGTACTGCTCCCAGAACTTTTCCAGATCAGAATCGTCAGGCGTGATCGTATCGATTTCGCGTGAATCTCTGTAGGGCCCGTACCCACCGTGCCGATCTTCGTTGATCGTGTCGGGCGTACCGTCCCCCAGGACTGCCTCTCGTAGAGTACCAAATGTGTTCAAAAAATCCATTTTATGAAAGAATTAGTATGAATAGAAACTGTAGCCCGCTTGTTCGCCAGCTCGTTCGACGTTCATTCCCCACGCAGCCAGCGATGCTGCGTCAAGCAAGTCTGGCGATCGTCCGAGTGCATCAGACTTCTTCAAATCCGACTTGGACGTCGCCTTCCAGGTGACACCGGCTCTGAGTTCCTTCTCAGTGAGCTCGATATGCCTGGCAGCTGAACGAAGTTCGGTTGCGAGCTCGGAGTCGGGTTCAACCGCTCCATCGTCGAGCCAGTTACCGAATTTAACGAGACTCTCAGTCCGTTTGTCGTTGAACTTGTCGCGCTCGATCGCCTTCTCACTCGATTTGAACCGCGTTACGTTGTACGTGCGACTGAGTTGATCTGCGACGCCTGAGCCCTCTCCAATAGCATCGATGATGACTGGAGCCTCACTGTCGCCGACGTGCTGCTCGACGAGGCGCTTGTTCACAGCGTGATCTCCTGGCGACTCGACGTCGGCCAAGATGTCGACACGATCGGGCGTGATGCCAGCAATGACGGTTCTGTCACCACCACCGCGTGCGACGTCGACACCGAACGCGTCGTACTCAATGTCGTCTGAGACGCGTTCCCATGACTCAATCGAAGATGAGACGTCTTCGACGTGGAAGGGACGAACCGAACGTGAGCCATCGTCGGGGATACAACCGAGTCGACGACGGTACCACCGTTCGTCCAGATTGTCGACGGTTGGACGGAGAACATCGGCCTCTGCGTCCCGTTCAACCATCTCCATGCAGGCCTCGACGCCAGGGAAGTCCTTGCTCTGGTGCCAACTGTTCCAATCTTCCTTCACCTGGCTGAGATCGACGAGGCCGGGTAGCTTCGGAGCATCAACGAGTCCGGCGTCAACCTTGACGTTTCGAGACTCGAAGGAGGTGAAGTTCACCGTTCGAAACATTGGATCGGTGAGAACGTCCCAGAAGGAGTTGGCCTCCTCACGAGGCGGGTTTCCGATGACGACGAAGCGATCGTTGTCATCTGTGACAGAGGATCGTGCGGACTCGAGGACAGCTTCGTCGACGCCAGGCTTGTCGGCCTCGTCGACGATGACGAGCATTTTCTCGGCGTGACGTCCTTCGAGTGAGTCTGGATGGGTGGCACTGACTGCTCGGAAGGACTTCGTTGGCTGCTCGTCGAACTCAATACGTGGTTGTGCCTCTTTCACCTCACCAGGGAGTGGGACGCCATTATCGCGAGCTTCGGAGAGTAATCGCTTGACTTCGGGCCAAACCGTCTGCTCCATTTGGGCGTACGAGCCACTGGTGATCATCACACTCCCACCTGGATTACAATAGAGGAAGGAGAGGCACAGAACTGCGACAGAATAGGACTTCCCGACACCGTTTCCGCTACAGATAGCAGTCTGACGATTCGTCGTGACGTGTCGAATAATCTCTGCCTGGACGTCAGTGAGCTCAGTACCCAGAATGTCGTTCGCGAAGTTTACGTAGCGCTCTTCGCCATCGACATACGACTCGAGAGGGTGGGAAGATGACATCCAGAGCAGAGCAAAAGTGCGGTTATTCGTCGTCGACAGCGTCTTCGGCTTCGGACAGCTGCCCCATCCAGTCAGACTGGGCCTCTGCCTTCGTCATCTCGGGGCCGTCTTCGAGGAGCCCGAGCTTTTCGAGCTCACGAGTCATGTTGGAGGCGAGCCGGTTGTAGGCGTCACGAGCTCGTTCGCTCGTATCGTCGAGGATGTCGTCCTCGAGCGTGTGCTCGTTATAGCGCCAGCGTTTGACGGTATCAACCGCTACGTTGCGAATCGCCTCACGTTCGTAGGCTCCAACTTCACCGTCGAACTTTGCGAGCAGATCCGTCGAGACTTCGACGACAAGCTCCTTCTCCGAGTCTGAGAGACGATTGTAGAGCTTCTCTCGATCGGAGAAAAGCGAGTGCTTCTCTCCATTACCGTTGCCAGGCTGGCCTCCCTTGGTTCTATCAGACATAAATAGTATCAGTTGCGAAAGATGTCAGTCAGTTCTCTGATCTATGCGCCTTCTCGCGATGGTATTCTAACTGCTTCTCGTTACCACAGAGACGGTTGCATTCAGAGCACTGAGCAAACATTGGTTGCGACAAAATAGATAGATAGAGAGATAGAAAGATGGAGAGAGAAGATAGAGAGAGGAGCGGGGCTGCATGCTCTACTACGTGCTCCATCGACGTTACCCTTCTCAGGCATTGAGATAGCACATCGTGTAGCTACGGAATTCGCGTACCCAATCAGATAATTTGCAGAACTTATATCGGTATAGTTTCTGTTTGAGTACTCAATGGCACAAGAAGGATATCAAGATAGAGCATATATCTATGCAAGTTCATCTTCATTAGATGATCTCAAATCATGGGCCTCTAAAATGCGAACAAAGTCGGAAAAGAAAGGGATAAATTACCAAGGCCCTCACCCCCTTGAGCCAAAAGAGGTTGGAGGAATTACATTCTACACAAGAGCATTTGAGGTAACTCTCACTGACAAGTCAAGAGAGATCTTGGATACTGAACTTCCCGATGAAGTTTATATGGAAATGAGTCTGGGCAAGAATATATCCCCTGACGTTGAAGATATAATTCCAGATGAGAAATTACACGAGGCGGGTGAAGTAGATGAAAATTCGGCGGATTCTCAGGAAGATGAAGAGGCCAGCGAAGTTGAAACACTCTCACAAGAGTCAGAGATTGAAGCCTCTGAATCTGGTGAATCACAGACTTCGACAGAATTGTCAGGTTCTGAGCAAGAGCCAAATCTAACAGAGCTACGTGAACAGGCTAATGAGGCTGCCGTCGAAGAAGTCCCTGAATCAGCGACAACATCATCACAGACGAAACAGCAGTACAGTCGTGCCTCTGAAGTTCGTGATTACGTGATGGCCAGAGCAGATGGAGAATGTGAGGGTTGCGAAGAGCCCGCCCCATTCACAAGCAAGACTGGAGAGCCCTATCTTCACGCACACCACGTCCATGAGCTCAGTAACGGAGGCTCAGATACACCTGATACTGTCATCGCTCTCTGTCCAAATTGTCACTATCGAGTCCACCACGGAGAAGATGGAGAGGAGTACAATCAAGAACTGCGTGAAACACTCAACGACATTGAGTAATAACTCTGGAGTTAATTAGGGGATATTTCTATGAGTGAAGGCTGCTCCTGCGGTTTTGACTCTCCAGTGGCTTTCCAACGATTGTATCCATCGTACGCTCTTGCGACTCGATCATCTTGATATCCACTATCCGAGAGCGCTTCTTCTGGTATCTTTTCGGGCTTGCGTCCGTCGGCGAACCATCGTCCAGTTCTCTTCCCATTCCCACTGTATAGCTTGAGTTGAATATCTATAGGCTGGAGGAAACTTGACGACGGCCCGTAAGGCTCGTACAGCCCTCTCTCCGTCAATAAAAATATCTTATGTCCATCTCGACTGGGAGCATCACTCGCCAAATCCGAAGCAGGATCAGTTTCACACTCTACGCCTACAATCGTACCGTCGTCCATCACGACTGCGACATCAATGCTCCACCTCTCGTATGATAGCTCCTCTATGATGTCTTCCGCTTCAAATCCTTGTGATAGCAAAAAGTAGACTGCTGTGTTCTTCATCCGAACATGGCCTGATTCTTCTGAACCCCACTCTCCATCCAAGTGAGGCCAATCCAGTTCGGGCTTATTTCCGGACTTCACTATCAGAATAGACGCCTGTTCACGACATGAATTCTTCGCACGTATATTCTTCAATGGTGAGCCTTCGTCCGCTTTGTCATAGGATGGAGTCCCGCCATGTTCTCGTCACAGTCCTCACAGAGTGTGAGACGATTAACGAGTTCGTCTGGTTCAGACTCGTCGACGACATGTGTAACAAGTTCGTCGTCGCTACCACAGACGAGGCAGGCTCTGTCGTCACGCTCGAGGACGTCGGCCCGAAAGCTGTCTTCCTCGTTTTCACCCTCGGAGTCGTCGGCATCTACGTCGTCGCAAAAGCGTTGATGCGCACCCAGTCCTGCGCTCTTGAACTCCTCGCCACAGTATTCGCACTCAACCATGTCAGCGTCTGCTGTCATGCCTGGCCCTCCGTGGCCTGCCCAAGCTGGGTGACGGTTTCAACCTCGATGACGTCGGCATCATCCATCTCGAACTCCCGTTGAACGTGCGCTTCGTCGAATTCTATCCGGCTCTCGATGTGATCCCGAGCGTCGTCTCCGTCGCGGTGGAAATTGTCCACGTGATTCAAGATCGCGTTAACTGTCGTCGTCACGATGTCATCTTGGAGTCGATCAAGATCGTCGTACTCGTCAAGAAGGATCTCGACAGGCACCTCGTAGCGATTAATCTCGATGTTGTCCAGAACTACCGTCTCATCGGCGTACTCGTCACTCATTGGTATATAATATGGTATCCAGTCCTGTTACACTTCACCGGGACTGTGATACTCTATAACCAATTTCAACTGTGAAACGGCCAATATCTGGAGGTTGATAACAGTAGTACTGCCGTCTGTATCGATGCTTGTTATCGTAGCTGTCGCAAGGTAGCTTAATCCCTCTAATTAAGAGTCTGACAGGGCTCGCGTAAAAAAGATTATTGCAACCGACATGATAATCAAGTATATGACGAATGAGGAGCGTATTGAGGCTCGTATAGAATCTGAACTTAAATCAAAGCGATATAAACCCCATGAGAATGGAGAGCAAACTGTTAAAATCAAAATAGCAAGTGCCGGACTCACTGTAGACGAGGTTTTAGATCATAAGTGGGTGAAAGACGCTTATTCTGCTACTGACGGCGAATATACTGTCCATGTGAAGGCAGAATCGGATATCCATATCTCGGTAGTGTAATGAGTCAAGTTGTGGCCTTTTTAAAGAAAATATATCCAAATTTTTCCGAGGCCAGACAGTCAAGGCGCAAAATCAGGCAGCAGTATAGAAAGAATCAAAAGGCACTGGATCGGGATGACGATGTTGAGCTGGTAATGACAACAAATGATAATACTGGATATTTAACAAGCCGTTCTGAAGAAACCGCTATTGAAGCCGATCACCTCATCCAGAAGCACGGATCCGAATCAGATCCACTTTCTTATAGAGTGACAGATGATAAGAATGCTGTAAAGACGGCATTCAGTAGTGTTATCACTGAAATCAGTAGGAGAAACTGGCTCAGTTATGCTATAGAGATTTTATTCATTGTTTTCGTAATTCTGTGCTTTAGCCTCTCAATCATACTTGGAGCATATAGTATTGAAAGTTTGATAACAGGTATAGCCGGATCAATAGCTTAGTTTTAGTGCTCTACACTTTAGATTTAATTTGAACTTTATTTACACTTATTGGTGATTATTAGAATACAATCGACTTTTCAACCACCAGGTGTCGCCCCTATTGGTTCAGAGAATGAAAATATACTTTTGAGACGACAATTTGTAGTGTGTTGCATTATTCTAAGTCCTCCCATACATCCTCATAGGTAGAGTACTCCCTGTCTGGATGTGTCCATGAGTCCGGAGGTTCCCAGTCAATTTGTCCATCTTCCTCAGTATACTCCCATTGGAAATCTTCTTCCGCTTGGTGTATGAAATGCTCAGCTTCTGCTTCTATGTCCATCGGTTCTGCACCCATTGATGCAAGTTGTCGATCAGCTAATTCTCCAATGAGGAAATTAGACGATGTAACGGCAAACCGAATTAGTGCTCGCGGATACTCCAGTTCCAACCAAGAATTGTGTCCACACTCATTACGCACCTCTCGGACGAAGTGGAACAACTTTCGCTCATCATTAGAGATAATATCATTAGAATAGGCTGAATTGATTGCCGAGGCAAAGTTCGTAGATGGGTCGACATCCAATATATCTAAAAAATATGACTCAAAGAAGGAACACGCTCTCATGACGCAGGCATGTTCCTCATTATTCTCCCACAGTCTGTAGAATTCTCTCTGTTCAATGAGTAGCATCGGTATCTTTTCATCAAACAGATCCGCCCCTACTCGCTCCCAGTTTTTATATATGAATCTTAGCGCTTCATACCGATGATCCTCTTCTGCAATCACCTTTGCAGTTGGTATGGCCTGATCTGGCGATATAACACCGTGCGAGCCGGGGGAAACGTCAGCTGCCCGTTCGTAATCTTCCTCAGTTACCTCCTCTTCATAAACTGCCTGTATAGCCCTTATAAAAATTCCAATATTTCCACTCATAGTTACTATCCACTATTCCAAATTGAGTGTTAAAAATTTGACGGGGCTTGGAATCCCTCTGTTGAACCTAATAAAATCAAGAATCATTCTGGGAATAGACGCGACTGATTCACATATTGGCCTCAGTGTTTGAGGAGTATCTCCTTACTCTGAGAGCGATCGTGATTTTCCGTAGATCGTTCGCAGCAGACAGAGCAACTATCAGAGCCGACGATGGCCACCTTCGAGGCCGACACAGAGGCGAGCAGCAGCGTCTTAGAGGACGTCGTCAACAGTTTCGAGGAGACATCAGGATAACGTTGGAGGCGACACAGAGGCAGCTCTCGGATCGGACATGCGCAGTGTCTGATGGCACGTCAGAAAGGGACATAGCATCAGAGTCTCTTGGTTGTCTGATACACACAGCGGTGGACACCGTTGTTGTATTGTTGACAGGGAAGCAATACTTCGGGGACGAGGGCGAGATTCGAGTTCAACGAAGGTGAGAATAATTAAACAAGCGTAAGAAAATCGGGCAGATTCTGCAACTGTGGAGATCGAGGACAGCCGGTTCTGGCCTGATGACTGCGAGCTCGGCTGCCGTATGTTCAGACAAGAACGGGTTCTGTTGTCGCTCTGTAGGGTACTGGGGCTTCTTCTTGTACAACTACTGCCCCTTCGTATTCAACGATAGACGTCTTCTACTACCACAGTACTACCATCTAACACACAACAACGGTGCCAACTGCGGTTGCTGTACTGCTGTAGTGTACTTACAAAAAACATCCTTTTCGTATTCAATGTTTAGACGTCTTAGACTACGTATTACTACCTCTATACCACAACAACGGTGTTAACTGCTGTAGTGTACTAACTAACGGCAGTCCAGTTCGTATCCTAAGTATACTGCTGTTATATAGAACGTAGTGGCCCCCCCCTCTTGTCCAACCCCTCTCGACTCAAGCCTGAACCGATTGAGAGCCAAATGTCGCCCTCTAATCGGGCCTGAATAGGCCGGAGTCCGATTTGGAGGATGCGCTACAGCCTCCAGATCGATTCTAAGGAAATCTGTGGCCTCTCACGAGCGAACAGGGGAGGGGGCTAAGGGTTGGTTCGTTTGCCCCTCAGAGAACCGCGCGTGCGTCAGCTCAGAGCCATATTGCTTCTGAGGGGAATGAGGGCGAAAATAGGGTGCGACTGAGATGTGGTTTTCTTACGAATGTTCAAAAAGTCTCGATTCGACGGTTAGCCACAGGGTGAGAAGCCACATTCAAGACATGTGATACATCCCCCACCGGGCTGCATGTGTTCTGAACGACACTCCGGACATTCACTATAGAATTCTGACATAGTAGATCAGTACAACGAGTGAAACGTTCGCCTGGCACCGATCCACGTCGTTTACAATCGAGAGAGGTGGCCCTCGAAGATAGTGAGAGCGTGTCCCATACAACGTCTTACTCCGTCGCGACGATCGCAAACGTGTGTGGATGATGCCGAGACGTCGTCTCGGATATGGATGTAGATGCTTCATCACCCTGTATCTTCGGACTCTTCAAGATTCGATCTATCACAATGCTTACTGGAAGAACCAGCAAGTATTGCCAAACTGTGGTGTCACGTACACAGTTCTAAATCAGATTCGGGCGCTGTCTTGTGGTTTGACGGTAGCCAAGTGTGGGTACAGACTTACTGATAGCATGGGCTATCTGTGACGGTGCTACCAGTTCGGGGACAATCAGGGCCTGGTAGTTCTGGACGGAGAACAACCACGTCGCCCTCGAGCTCGGCTCTCCCTCTCTACACTCATTACCGGTGCCAACCGCCGAGCGTATTTCCCGACGATCGTGCTGGCTTCGTCGACGATCAGGAGGACGTCGTCTGTCTCTCGAGACAGTCGTACCTGGTAGTCCTGGACGGAGGACTACCACGTCGGGCCCGAACCCGCACTGTCGGAGTAGACGGAGCGAGCAGCACCTGGACGAGAGTCTGGTTCGCTTTCGATGAATGGCTGGCGTCGACTCTGACGCTGTCAGGATCGCTTGTGACGCCTCTTATTCAGATTGTCAGGGATTTGGGACTTGAGAGACTGTTCACTGAGCCATACCCTATACTGCCCGATTTCAGAATCATTTATAAGGCCACTGAGCCCCTGTCTGGCCACACGATTTCGGGGCACCCCTTTATGTACCCTATGGGGGGTATTTTTCGACTGGATTGTCTCGAAGCCCATGTCTTGCAGGACGTGTGCTTCGAACCACTGGAGGGAGCTACAGGTACATCGTTTGATTGGACTCAGTATCCTGTATAGGGGGGACAGGGGTGCGTCTTCATAATCAGCCCGGATATTCGATGTACCTACCGATACATGGGTGACATCTCAAATCTGTGTTGAATCGGGTATACTGAGACATTAGTAGAAATCTACAGGTGCGTTTGTTGGATGTGAACCTTGGGGTTAGACGTGCAACAATACACATCCAAGTTGAGAGAAGTAGAACAGTTCACAGTGTACATAGTGTATTTATGTAACCATGCAGGAATTATTTTGCATGGAAACAGGGGAAAGTGAAACTGAGGATCCACCGCCTGAACGAGGACACGACGACAGTCCTGTGGAGCGATCGGAAGCAGATATTCGAGAGGAACTCTACGAACAGTTTGATGTAAGTAAGACTGAGGAGTTTGGTATCGAACGCATTATCCCTATTCTCGGGAGATCAATGGAAACTGAATCAAAATATGATATAGACACACGTTTGAAAATATTGGCAGAGATCACGCTATTCCGGACGTATCTACGGGAGCCGAAGTTCAAGAATTTTGCCTGGACAGCAGTTCTGATTGGTACCTATGACTTCCTCCATCCACTTACTCCAGGAATCTATCCGATTGTATTCATCGCACTTGCGACGATTAATGGATTTACGTCCTCCCTTCGCTCTCCTGTGATGATGGTTGCCGAACTTGAGGGGTTGGAAGATGAAGATGGAGTGCCAGCAGATTATCGCGCGAAGGCCTCCTCAAGTGTCAACACAAATGTGACGCTCGTACTTTTTCTTATGGCTGTCTCCGTTCAAATACTGGTGACGAGCTCGATAGTACAGGGTGAACTGATTGCTCAGAACGTTGCTGGCGGGATGTGGCATCCAGCGATTTCTGCGACTGGGTTGGTATTATCCAGGGTGTTATATTACCGAATTCGTGGAGACAGCGATGAAGGTTGATTGTTTCTGGTAGCCTGTTTGTGTTCCAGGAAGAGACTCTGTTTCAATAAACCAGTACTGTGATATGAGATTACGAATGTTCGTCGTCGTGATCAACTGGGAGCGCCTTGTCGATCAAGAGTCTGAGTCGGCCACGACGCAGCGCCAATGCCAGGAGGAACCCGAGTCCGAAGTCTTTGAATTCAATTGGCGAGAAAGAGATAGGGAGGGATTCGAACATATGCAAGCGTACGACACAGAGCGCTGCGAAACTTCTGACTGGACGAGATATGTATTAATTCGGGAAAGATACAAATGATAGTAACCTGATGAGTAAATATGATTAGCCGGAAATCGGAAATGAGCCCCGGAAACACTTATGTCGTGACTGTAGATCGAATCAGCGGAAGTGGTAATGGAATAGTCTCTCTTTCGGAGGGACACATAAACTTGGGCTCAATGGATAAAAGACGTGTAGGGGATAAGGTTAGAATTAGATATTTTCGTGATGGAGACATAGAAATAGCTGATAACGTAGTTTCTCCCGGTACAGACTATGACTCTCTAAAAGAGGATCCAACAGAGAATAGAAATGATCTGCTCAACGGGCACCAGTAGTCAGAATTTGTACAGCTCGTGTAGCACACGACTCTTTGATAATTAGCGTGATACGTCCTCCCCTTAAATCATTCGTGGCGACTACAGAATATACGAGTCAGGAGGAGACGAACGAGCCTCCGTCTCAATTCACGTAGCCAATACTTAAACCTGTAACCCATTTGAGTCCTGACAGAGCGAGGATTCAGGCGGGAACGTCGCAACATGGATGTTCCTACGACTGACTCACCTGAGTCACCAAGCGCGTCGCCCGTAGACAAGTTCGCTCGTCACGGGCCACTGAACGTAGATCGAGAACAGATCGAGAAAATCGAGGCCGAAGCACGCTGTAACGATCCGGAACTACAGCTGCTACATGATGCCACCGTGTCCGAGTCTCGAAACGACGAGGCAGAGATTGAGGCCGAAATCGCGGACAGCGCCCCAGTAGAGCCCGACGGCGTCGACAGGGACGATCCGGAACACGACGCCGTCGTCGGGCCAGATCATCACGAGCCTCGTGCCCTACACGGTTCTGGGCCGATCGAGGACGATTTCGCGGTGACAGGAAGTCACCGTCGGCCCGACGACGCGGTTGGGGACGACGGCAGCTACCAGGGGTACTGAACGCAGCAAAATATCCTCTCACGAGGAATTACGTCGCATCGTGGATGATGTGAATCGCTTATGACTACGACGAAGACAGCTGACGAGACGACGACGGACGAAGAGATGTGTAAACACCTGGACGAATCACCCTCGACAGAGATGCATCCTGTCATCGAAGAGGGACGTTTTCAGATTCCAGAGACGCTTCGGGAGAGAGAGGTGTTCATCGTCTACCGGCTCGAGACAGACGAGGACGGCGAGATTTCAAAAGTTCCGTACAAACCAACGACGAGTGGATTTTACAAGACTGATCCGACGTCTGCCGACGACGCAGTTGCCTTCGAGAAGGCAATGAATGTCGTCGATGAGTCTCGACGTCGCGGTGGAGAGAGAAAGAGCTTCGATGGAATAGGACTCGTCTGTGAGAAGGAGAGTCGGCTGGCGGGGTTTGATCTCGACGACTGCGTCGATCTCGAGTCTGGACATATCGCAGAGTACGCCCTCCAAATTATCTACGAGCTACCTGGTGGCTTCGTCGAGCTCAGTCAGAGTGGAACGGGCCTACACATCTACTTCCTGACAGACGGCCTTGAGGGTGGGTGTGCGAACAAAGTACCCGTGGGTGAGGACTCATCGATGGAGCTGGAGCTCTACGATGAGCACTACTTCTGTATAACGGGTAGAACTCTAAAGGGATTCTCGACGGAGATCACTGAGTGCGGAGCGGAGAGCCGTGCTATTCAGAGAGCATGGATGCAGTCTGGAAGCGACGACTCAGACAGTTCGGGTTCGAGCTCGTCTGGAGGCAGGCGGACTAATACGTCGACGAAAAAGCTCCAGTGGGATCCAGGTACGTCTCCACCGGAAGCTAAGAAGCCGATGACGGATGAAGATCGCGAGCTGATCGAGACGGCGTGCGACGCCGACTCAGAGTTCGAGAATATCTGGAACAGCGAGCACGGGTGTTCAGACGCGAGCGTGGCCGACTTCAAACTCGCAAGCAAGCTCGCGTACTGGACGGCAGAGAATTATGGCACCTACTATGAGTCGAACCCTGACGCTATGGAGAGAATGATGAGAGCGTCGGAACTGAATCGGCGAAAGTTCGACAAGGACTCGGGCGACTATTGCTACATCCGACTCACGGTTGCGAAGGCGATACAGGCGTCCGACGGCGGTATCATCCCTGACGATCGATAGGGTTTACCCCTTTAAGTAGTGCGCTTCGACTACAGATTAGGTGAGTCCGGGAGGCAGGAACGATTTTCATTTTTTCGTCGCAATGTCTGTAGAAGAGAGAGAAGTTGAAGCAGTAGAATCGAGCACAGATCGTCTCCGACAGTTCCGACTTGCCAACGAGCACGTCGAGACGCTCTCGGATCTGGAGGGGAGCACGTTCCGGTGCAAGCATCTCGACGAGTTCGGACGGAGCGAGCTGTACACCCTGAAGTCCGCTGGCCTCGTTGAAGACAGCGGATCGGACTGGGGACGTGTAATTGACTGGGAGCTCACAGACGACTGTAAAGCCGTACTGGAGGCAATCAGCGCGGACGAGGTTGACACACCGTTTCTGTCCGAGTACGTCCTGGACACCGTTGAACGCCACGAGGATCTACTTCAGGCACTACCCGAGTCCGAGTCGACGTTCGAGGCCAGCGACTTCGAGCTCAACGCCTCGCTGCTGGCTGCCCTCCGACGTGCGGGCCTGATCGAACGTGAGACGAAGCGTACGGGTGCTCCTGACACCTGGAGTGTGTCGGATCGGACAATGCGTCTTCGAGACTTCTTGGGGGCAGACGAATGAGACTGGACGTGGGCCCCGTACTCTCGATTGTATTTATGACTATGATCGTGGCCACCATATGGGGGACACCGGGCGTCGTCTGTCTTTTCCTCGCAGCTGGCGTTTATTCCCTACTCTGGCGCTGACTCCCTTCCCCTCTACACACTCGTGTAAACCGCTGCCGTTCTCGAATACTCGTCTAACGTTGAGCGAACGTCTGGCGAGCTTCTGTCGCAAATGAGTCTAACTGACTTCGGTAAGGAATCTGTCGAAGCGTACTGCAACAGCACGTCGTCGAGCACGAAGGATGGCCGAGTTTCTGGCCGAGTCCGGATTGAGCTCACCGACGAAGAAATGTCTGACGTCGAAGAAATAGCGAAGGCGCGTAACAAGTCGTACGAGGACGGACGTACTGCAGACACGAACTACACCTCCGACGACGGCCTCGATCTCCACGAGACGGGCCTCATGGCCGAGAAAGCCATGTCCCTACTCTACGAAGAGGCCGAGGTTGATCGCTCGATTTCAGCCACGGGGGACGACGGTATCGATTGCCTGCTCAAGATAGACGAGGACGTCAGTGTCGACGTCAAGGCCTCGACGTACGAGAACGGATGGTTGCTCCTCAAGCAGGGCTACGATCATGAGGAAGCCGATGTGTTCGTCTCTACGTACGTTGACGAGGAGGCGAACGCAGTCGAGATAATCGGGTTCGAAACCAACGAGGAGCTCGTCCAGGACAGTATGCTGGAAGAGAGTCCTGCCCCGTACATGGATCACCAAAATTACACCAAGCGAAATAACTTCAAGGAGATGCCGGAACCAAATACGGATCGCGACTGGGAACAGACGTAGTCGAACACACACCCCCCTTCTGTCATAAGCGCTCCCGGATACCGTCCGGGGGTATGTCGCAATTCGTCGTCACACACCCCTTACGTCATAAGCGGTTTTGAGAAGAATTAGTTACGTCACCCCGTACGTCACGAGCGATACATCTGAGGCATACTACTGGACTGACTGGATCTCATACAGCTTCTCAGAGAGTCCCTTGAACCGAGACTCCTGTTCCAGTGCATCCAGGGCTTCGTCGACGCCAATCGCAAGCTCGAATTCGAGATGACGTCCTTCTCGGTGGCCTCGATTGATCTCCTTCGAGTCCGCGAACCCATGTGTCGTCATTGCCTGCAGGTGTTCGTACATCCGACGCTGTGTATAGGTTTCAGCCTCTATCATTTCCGTTACGTTTACATACTCATCGTAGATTTCTTTCGTCCGAGATGGTGTCTCTGATTTGAGCTCGAGAACCAGCAGCCCAGTGAGAGCTAACTTATCCTGAGTTGTCATCGAACGGAAATTTTCGATCAGTTTTTCTCGATCGATCTGATCCTGAGCTCGCGAGACGTGTTCCTCTGTAACGCTTTCATCCACGTTGTGTCGAGCCAGTTCTCCAGCTCGATGAATGTACTCTATCGCCTGGCGAGCCGAACCGTGATCCTGTGCAGCCAAAGCAGCGCACTGTGGAATCACACCCGGCTCGAGGACACCGTCTTTGAAAGAAATTTCCACCCGTTGCTGGAGGATAGTCCGAAGTTGATCAGCGTCGTACGGCTCGAAGTGAATCTCTACAGCAGACAGGGTATCGTCAACCTTACGAGAGAACTGATTGTAGAATTCGAAATCGTTAGAGATTCCGACGATGCTTACCTGTGCTTCTTCGATTTTTCCGTTAGCTGCAGCACGTGGAATCTGATAGAGAATACTGTCGTCTGAGCCGACCGCGTCGATTTCGTCCAGAATAAGAATATGGAGCCCGCCAGTTTCCTCCAGATTATCGAACAAGCGCTTATTGAGATCTCCAGTCGAGAATCCCTTCGGACGCTTTTCTGTGTCGTCTTCCAGTACGGTTAGAATCTCGCCGAGTACTTGATAAGAAGATTCTGCGTCCTGACAAGAGACGTAACTGATATTGAGCTCCTTATCAATATCACTCTCCTCGCTCTCGAAGTATTCTTGCAGATCTTCGAGCATGAACTTTGTAACCGCCGTCTTACCCTGTCCCGATTTTCCGTAGAGGAATAGATTGTGAGGAGTTGATCCGTTCGTGATGGGCCTCATTGCAAACTCAATCTTGTCCATTTCGTCCTCCCGCTCAGGGATCTCATCAGGCACCCAGTCTGTACGCAACACATCCTCGTCGGTGAAGATATCCACCTCCTCGTCAAACATCATGATGACAAGACTGTGACAAGCCACGTATTTAAAACTACCTGTCATGAGCGACAGGGGCGTCATAGGCGAGTCAATTCTTTATATATCTACACACTGGGTGTCAGAAGCGACGCCCGCTCGTTCTCACTCTCTCTTCAGTTAGCGCAGATGACGTAAGGGGTGGGGGTGAAAATGTGCCAGAATCCCCCCATACTATTCTCGGTTAGCGCTTATGACGCAAGGGGTGGGTGTGTGAGCAGATAGACTCAGGGTTATTCCGACGTTTCCTCGAATCGTCGTTCGACGTGTGACTCCCAGTCTGCATCCCGAAGCGCTGCCTCAATCAGTCCCTGATTGAAGTGCTTGTTTTTTTCGACCTTCTCCTTGTCGTCGATTTCCCGGTGAGCGTTGTACTTTCGAAACAGTTCATCCACCTTCTCCCGGAGCTCATCGTCAAGGTATACTGGGTACACCTTCTTGTCTCGAATGCTATCGTTGTCCGTTTCCGAATCGTCTGAGTCTTCATTGTCCGATATGTCTGGATGAATTACCATAGTAAAAATTTGGACATTCAACAACCTAAATGCTTCGATTTTAGTATTTTTGTGGCTAATTCATACTCATTTTAGGAAGAATATAGTATCTCGGGGTATATTTTTGGAACTATGCCCTGAATCAGTGGATTAGCATATTTGGCTTGTTAGAATGTATCATCAAGCTGACGCTGACGACGTGCTCTTTTTTGCTCTTCACTCCTGGCATCATAGTGTTCGTCAAGCCGTTTCCGGCTGACATTGCACCGTCCCGATACGACGTCCTTCTCGACATCAGCGTCGAGGAACATCGTTATCGAGGAACGTCGAATTGCGTGGGGACTAACCGAAGACGGGCACTGTGAGGCTGAGTCAGCAGATCTGTACGAGCAACCCTTTGTATCCTCCTCGTTGTGAGGACAATTCCCTGTCCTTTCACACGGTTGCGTTGCTCTGTATATATGAGACTGGATCGTCGTCTTCGCGATACGTCCCTGCCTGCTCGTGAGCAACGGCTTGCGTCCATGATCGTCTTCAACCTCGTGACGATTCCTCCCGCAATAGGATTCGAGAGCCTCAACCAGTTCTTCGTCCAGTAACGAGATATGTCGCTCGCCACCCTCAGCACCTCGCTTCAGAGGCGTACCTGTCTCTGGCCGATGTCGGACTGAGATGTAGGCATCTTGTCCGAGCTTGATGTCGCCAATATCCAGGGCTCTGACAGCTCCAGTTCGCATCCCAGTCCGGAAAATGAGGTAGAAGAGGATGTGTCGGAGTGAACCGAAGTCGTATCGTGAATAGGCCTCGATGATCTCCTCGGCAACCTCTTGGGAGACGTGATCGTCACGGCTCCGATCAGACTTTGCGACGGCGGGCGTTCTGATCCGATCAGCCGTGCCCGGCTTCACGTAACCCTGCGTCACACACCATTCCGTGAAAACGCGGAGCGTCATCATCTGATTCCGAACCGTCATCGGAGCCAAGTCATCATCCTCTCGAGCCAGACGGAATGATTCCGTTTCTCGGCCAGACAGTTCCCGCATATCTTCGAACCCCTCTTCTTCGCACCAGAGCCTGAACTGTTTGAGTCGATACCGGTGATTCTGTATCGTCGCGTCCGCAAGTTCGTTTCCTCGGGCGGTTAGATACTGCTCTATCGCTGCCGATGGTGGGATCTCTTCGGAGTACAT